AGGCATCATTACGTTCTTTTCCTCGAACGCAGTGAGAACTTCGGCACTGAAGACCTTCAGGAAGAGAGCTTGTGCGTCTCCTGAGCCCAGGACTTGACCCAGGCGTGATTCATTCATGTTTCCCATTTTAGGAATACCTTTCGGTTAGAAGTTAAAGGGACAGCAAACCATCGTGTTCATGACGACAGGCTCATTGACCACCTCTGACTGTCCGGTTATCCGCCGCAACGGGCCGCGCTTGCAGTGTCGTGAGTTTCTTCGACTTAACACTCAACATGGACCCGAACATCGGGACCAATACTCAACGGGCATGCAGACCTAGATCACCAAGTCTTGCACGCCCAATATCTAGCTTTGTCTTTAGGGCCAGGGTTGTCACAGTTGTGACGCGCTCGGAAGTTCTTCCTGCGCCCTGGCTGGCCTTTCTTGATGGTCATGTTCGGATCACCAAACATCACCTTCTTGACCTTGCCATTCTTCTTGACGAAGACTTTGGACTTCTTGCGACCGTGCCCCGGCTCACCGGGACGGATACGCATGACTTTGCCAAGGGAGACTTTCTTACCCTTATAGTCCGCCATTCTTTGGCTTCTCCTCTGCCTTCTTCAAGGCAAAGCGAGCCCCGGTGTAACCCAGGGCAACCAGAGCGGACGCGATCATGCCAACAGCTTGGGCAAGTGGACCTTCTGTTGGGATAGCCCCTGAAGCAGCGGCAGCACCAACAAGGCTGGCAACTACTGCCAACCAGAACTCAGTCGTCTTGTATCCAGGCTTCATGGCGATTCCTTACTGCAAAGTGGAGACTGCGAGCTTCTGTTGGACCTTGTCGCGGAACGCGGGGTCAGTCCGGTAAAGCGGGTTCTTCATGTCCGCGCTGACTTGCTGCCAGCTCTGGTAGCCTTCGCCACCACCCGTAGCTCCAGCACGTCCTTGACGCAGCGACGGCGCATTGCCTTCAGCGCTCATGAACTGAGCGTGGAGCCCCTTGGCGACCATTCGCGCAGTGTCTAGGTCACCGCCAGAGATGCTGTTGTCGTAGGCGGCAATCTCTTGCTCGCTCAGGTTCTCCTTGGCCCACTCAATCATGGACTCGTAGGTCTCCTGACCACCGACCTCATTGAAGACGGACTGCCGAGCTTGTTCACCCAGAGCCTTCTGGCCTTCGACGTAAGCCCTCGCGATGTCCTGCGGGATGTTGAAGTCTTTCTCGATGCGCTCCAGCGACTCTTCAGACAGATCGCCTTGCTCGTAGAACTCTTGGCTGAACTCCTCCATCGCCTCTACGGAGATGCCAGCAGACTCTGTGGTCTCTTCTGCCTCTTCGTATTCGTATTCGTATTCCTCGTCTTCCGACTCTTCGGACTCACTGCTACCCATCTTGGACTCGAGCTCGCCGTATGCCTTGGCTAGATCCTCGGCAGACTCGAACTTCTCAGGCAACCACTCTGGCCGCTCTGTGGCTTCCGCTGGGGTTTCTGGGGTAGGTGCTTCGGGTCCGGTAATCCCGGTCTCCATCTGAACTCGTTCAACCACTACTCTGCTCCTTGGTTTTGGGCCTCAATCTGTTGGGCCTCTCGGAATTGACGATCAGCAATGTCGATGGCCTGTGGGCCGAACTGCTGGATCGCTTGTTGTTGTTGGGCTTGTTGCGCCTCGGCTGCTAGTTCCTCTTCTGTCTTGATAAGACCAGCGAGGTCGATGCCGAGCGCCGTAGCCCGACGCTTGATGTATTCACGCAAGTTGACGAACTGACCAATGGCATCTGGACCAATAGTCTGGGTCATTCCTTGTAGGAAGAAGTCCAACCGTTGCAGGTCGTTGCCTCTAGCAAGTGCCTCGACTCCCGTGATGATGGTGGGTGCGACGAACTTCTTGGGCAACTTGGGGAGCTTTCGCGACTTGGTAAGTCGGTCCATGATGCGGTTGACCAAGGGGAGTTGGAGTTCCGCACTGAGGAGGCTGAAGGCTCCTCCAAGTTGCTTTTCGATCGACTGGCTTAGCAGCCGAATCTCTTCCGCCGTGACACGCTCCGCGTTGCGGACGGTCGATTCCGTGAGTAGGAACGCATAACTGAGGCGCTCCGCGATCTGAGCTGCCGTCTGAGCGGCAATAGCAAGATCCGCCTGCTTCTGGCTTTGCAGAACGCTAACATCGCCAGCATTGCCCTCAACAATTGCACCGTTGGGGCTTTTTGCCAGTGTCCTTGCTCTAGTGGTTCCATTGGGACTGACGAGGAACAAGATTTTGCTGGCAGCAGCGGCGCCTTCCACAATGGACTGCGTCAACGCCTCCAACGATCTCAAGTCCCCAAGATACTGCTCCGTATAGCTGCGCCCGTAGTCTTCGCCTTCCACGGAATACATACGCAACGGTAGGAACGGCAGCTTGTCTGCGGGGAACGTGCCGTAGCTGCCAGGAACCTCAACGTCCCCGACCGTCTGGTAGACGGCAAACTTGTTCTCCGACATCCGGTGGATGCAGGTGTAGAGGTCTACAGACTTGTCGGGGCTGTTAGACGCGACTTGGCCTTGGATCTCTTCTGGTAGTTCGTCAGGCTGAATGGACTCTTTAGTGACCATGTGCAGCGGCTTGCCCATAGCGTCGCGCTGGACGACGTATCGGCTAAGCGGGAAGACGCGCAGGCCACCATCATTGTTGAAATGAAGGAGGCAGTTACCACCGACGATCAGGTGCTTAAGTATCTCAAAGAGTGAAACCCGAATGTTCTGGGCTTCTACCTCCTTCATCACTGCGCGCTCCATGTCTGCAAGGCTGGTCTCGATCTCAGTCTTGACATCGGGGAGCCCCTCGACCTGTCGCAGTGCCGAGTCATCCAGCACTAGCCGGAAGAACGGAGCGTTCGGCGGCAGCAAGCTGAGGAGCAGCGAGGAGGCGAGGTTGTTGACGCCTCTAGCTCCAGTTCCGTTGTAAGGCGTCGGGAACTTTTGACCTGCGGTGTGGCCCTCGTCGGGGATCAGGGTCGGAATAGTCAGACGAGAACAGTCTCTCGCACGGTCTAGGAACTGGAACCTGTTGGTCTCCAGTTGGGTGTAGATAGCCTTGCCTGACTGATTCATGCCGAAACCTTAGTAGTTGATTTGCAGGCCAGAGGTCCGCATGGACGACGTGCCTTGGCGGCGCTTACGCATCTTTCGCCCTTCTCGCGTCGCCGTAGCTGCACCCGGCTTACTTACCGCATCAGCAGTAGGAGAGGGCGGAGGCGTCGGGGGCGGTGGTGGTGGTGGTGCCGGTAGATCCGGCATACTAGGGCTTATGCACATCAGTCAGTCCTCGTTAGAGAGAATGGTTTCGTTCTGCTCATTGAACAGAGAGATGAGCAGGTCCACGACGGTCCTCTGGCCTACTCGGAAGAATATCTCCCGTTCAGTCTCGTCGAGCTTTGGGGAAACTAGAGGGAAACTGCGGTCCAACCAGTCCACAATCTCCTTGGAGATATCCGGTTTCCTCTCTAATAGTCGTCCGATTTCAGAGTCTTCCACTGTTTTTTGCCTCGATGTAGGCCGCTAAAAGGCAGGCATAGTTGACGACATCAATAAGAGTGTCTCGAACTCCCTCGTCTTTGACCTCAAACTTGCCCGCATCTGAGTAGCTTGAAAGACGGCTAAGTTTGTCCACCATACGCACTAAGAACCCCTTCTCAGTGCTACATACGCCCAGCGACTCTACGCGCTGAAAGTTTGCAAAGGGCTGCTGCCCATCCGCCCCCGCGTAGTCAGCATTCTTCCTTTGCGAAAGCTCTAAAGCCTCTTCGCAAAACGCTTTGTGGAAGTTGAAGAACTGATCTCGCGTCATGGGGTCCATAGGTTTACCTCGTCTTTCTTGCTGTCGTATTCACCGTAGCGAAGGATGCGAGCCACCCTAGCTTGTTGCAGCGCATCCTCTTCCGTTAGTCCGGCCTTTTCGTAAGCCGCCACTACCAAGCTCCAGTCGTTCTCTTTCAGGATCTTCTCAGCAGTCTTGGGACCAATGCCGGGGCATCCCCCGTATCCATCGGTAGAATCACCAGTAAGCGCCTGAAGCATGTGGTTGCGGTCGGCGTCTTCTACGGTGACCTCTTGGATCCCCTCCTCTGGACGGATAGGCCGGTAAAGAAGTCCAGGGATGGAAAGCATGTCCTTGTCCTCGGATACGATCACAGTTTCCAAGGTGTCATTGGGATCAGTCTGGAGAATACCCATCACGTCGTCTGCCTCAAGCCGGTCGAACATGGCACATTTGTAAGCGTCCATGACGTATTGCTTGAGGGCTGGGTAGATCACTGGCTTGCGCTTACCCTTGCGGTTTGACTTGTAGGTAGGCAGCACGTCCTTGCGCCAGTTTTGTCGGCCTGTCAGGGCAAGAAGAACGGCATCGGCATCCAGTAAATCCTTGATGTCCAGCAGCCAGACATCCACGCGCTCCTGAGCTTCGCGGAGATCCGCGTGCAGTGTCCACCAGTCGTCGCCCCAGTCGAACTCCCGCTCTACAGCCATCGACTCTGTGTAAAGCAGGATGTCAGCGTCGATCAGTAGCGTCCTTTTCTTCATCTCGTCTCCCTGTCCAGTCGTTCTTCGGTGTAGTTGATGCGCTTCAGCGCGGCCAATACACGGCGCAGCTTTTTGCGTCGTCGAGACTTTGCCGGGTATCTGTATATCTCCAGCAGCAGCTCTGCTTGCTCTCTCTTCTCCCAGAGGTAGGGCATGACTAGCTTGATGCAGTTGCGGGCGCCTTCGCCGCAGACGAACCACTCGTAGCACGTCCTACGTTTGCTGTTACTTCTACCGCTACATCGGATGGTGCCTCCGAAGAGCCTCTGAAGCCCCATCAACGTGTATGGGTAAGTATTGGCAACGCTCACGATCGCCGTGTTGATGGCGCGGAAACAGCCCTCGCCATCTAGGTATCCCCCGATGTAGGCCAACTCAGTGCGTCTCTGCCCAGCTAGATCCGATGTGATATTCCCCGGCAACGGGGCATCGCAGACGGAGCATTTCCCCGGCTTTAACAATGGACTCGCAAGCGGCTTGTCCCAGCTCATCAGCAGTCTCCTGTGGACAGGACAACTGCACCTCATCGTGGATGTGACCCACTTGAATCGCTTGCCGCGACGAAGGCTTGCCCTGGTTCAGTAGCTGCATCCTTCGATCCAACTCAACCGTAGCGACCTTCATCAACACCGCACCCGCACTTTGTAGAAGAAGGTTCAACGCTGAGTGCTTGGACCTTACGGGCAACTTGCGACCGTCAAGGCCCAGTAAGAACCCCTTCGTGTCTACGTTGTGATCGACGGCTGCTTTGAGCTTCTTAAAAGCAGGCATACCGTCTAGGAACTTCTTACGCAGTGCGGCCCCTTCTTTGGCCCCGCCGTTGATGATCTTGCCAAGACTCTGATCTCCAGCACCGTAGATAAGACTGTAGATCATCTGCTTGGCAGACGCTCGATCAGGTAATCCAGCGGCTTTCTGGTTGGCCGTGTGAACGTCGCCCTCATTTACCAACTTGGCATACGCGCCGTTGTCCACGAACGCGCAGAAGCTGGCTAACATTCTCAATTCCAGCCCGCTAGCGTCGCAGCCAACCATGACGTGTCCCTCGTTCGGCAGGAACAATGACCTGCATTCTTTACCTAGCAAGCTGCTGCTAGAAGGGACTTGAGCGACGTTCGGACGACTGTGTGTGCATCGTCCCGACAACGCGCCGTTGGTATTGACGGCTCCATAGATGCGCCCGTTGTTGACTGATCGCAGCCAACCTTCCTTGCCCTCTGCAAGCTGGCCTAGACGCTTGCCAATGGTGAGGTATTGCACCAACACCTTGGCTTCCTCGTAGTCCAAGGCAGTCAGGATGCTCTCGTCGATCTGTGGCTTGCCTTCGCCCGTGAACTTCTCAGGCTTCCATCCATACTTCTTCTGAAGTTGCTGGGCGATCTGGTCGCGTGAGCCAGGGTTGAACGGGATCTTCTTGACCTTCAGCGGACCTCTGACGATGTCAGCGTCTTTGTGCTTGTCCTTCTTGGCAGCTCCCTTGGTTAGATACCGCTTGCCCCCGGCCTCGTAGTATTGAGGTGTCTTCATCGGGACTTCGGCTGCTGGGAAGATCTCTTGCAGTTGACGCTCCAGCTCTACCTTCTTGTCCAACAATGTCGCGTGCAGATCCTTTGCGGCCTTCACGTCAAACCGCCATCCGTTGATCTCTTG